TTCCGGTAACAGGGGTTGAGAAACTAACAGCAGGAACTAAGCTTACTTCTATTGCTTCGACTGGAACTGCAACCGCCAACGGCACTCTTGCTAACCTAACCATAAGTGGTAACATAAGTCAAGCAACGCCAACTAACTTATCTAATGTAGTCATTGGCGGCAATCTAGTCTACAATACCAACACCGATATAGTAGTTACATTGACCAATTGTACTATTTCAGGAACAGTTAGCAACGCAGGAACTGGAAACGTGAAGCTGAATCTCGTTAACTCAAGTGTAAACACAGGTACGCGTGTTGTGGCACAATATCCTATCACGATTACGGATGCGGGTAACAATCTATTTTCAACGCAGATTTGGGTATACAATGGAGCTGGAAATATTGTAGAGGACACAGGATTCCAAAGCCTAATTCAATCAAAGACAGTCTATATGCCTGTAGGAGGAAGCCTGCGTGTATATAGCCAAGCCTACGGCTACCAATCAAAAATCACCAATACATCGGCTACAGCTTCGAGCCTAGTAATTACACACATTCCAGAGACTTTGGTCGACACAGCTTTGGATGCCACCACTAGAAACACAGTAGCTGGATATTTTTCGTCTATTGTAGATAATTCATTGTTGTATGTTGAAGTAGACACTGATTTGGCGAACTATACACCTGCCGAAGTGTTGAATGCAATGCACTATTTTATCGTATCGAATGGTGGGAATTTTGCAGCGCTTTCATTGCTTGCTAATACTGTTGGAAGCGTTCAGCTTATTGATGGTGGTTTTAGAGTGTATTCGGCATTTTTTAAAGGAAGAGCAAAATCTAATCTAAATAACACCAATACGCCATCGCTATACATCACACTACCGCTATACATTGAAGATGCTAGCGGAGTAGCTGGCAATCAGGTTATGGTGCGCAATGCCAATGGTATTGATGTACATGCGGCGCTATGGTCTAAGGCTACTGCGAATATATCGCAAAACGACATGAATAGCATTGCGGACACGACTTGGAGCCACGAAAAAAGAACGTTAAATGATACTCTTTTTGAATAAATATTAATCGGCGAATGCCACAAATTTAATTACCATGCATGAATTTTTAATTTACACAATTTTAACTACAGCAGTGATAGCTTCAATTTTTATTGGAAGTAGACTGAAAGAAAAAGGCAAAGATAGTTCTGGTCTGGAACCAAAAGAAACGGACGACGGAAAATTCGCAATCCCAAAACCTGCCGATGAGGATATGGAGGGAATAGACTGCGAAGAGATTAGAGCGAATCCAAATTTTAAACAAGATGTACAAGCTAAAGCAATTCCCAACCCTTCTGGTCCAGCACCTAAAGGGCCAATTAAGTAACGTAGTTTTATTATCATCAAGTTTTTTAATTTTTCTATTAGTTAAAAACATTAGTGATTTTGCATACTATCAATATAATATAAATGCTTATGAATTGGCTTTAGACCTTTATCGACTTGCTTTTTTAATATCGATTATAGCGTTAAGAGATGGGGTAAAATCAATAATAGGCAACACTTTATACGTAGTAATAAAAAACGTACTAATAAACAACTTTATCGATAGGTATTTTGGATATACAGACTGGTCTTGGAATGATTTTTTAACTATCGCGATAACCTTAATTGAATTATTAATTTTTAAAAATAAAAAATACATGAAAACACTTAAAAAATTAGTAGCAAAGCACTGGGCATTGATAGGTTTATTGGCAACAGTATACGTAGATAATGCATTTGAAATTCTTGCTAACTCAGGGCTTTCAGATGGGACCATCAAATTGATACACCTTTCTGGGGTGATTATCTGTGGGTATTTATGGAACCCAAAGCCAGTTGAAAAAACTTCTTAATATTAGCATTATGGACCAAATCAAAGACCTAACCCAAAAGGTAGATAGGATTCTCTACTACCTAGAATCAGACCCTAAAACTAAACAAGAAGGACTGGTTGAAAAAGTAAATCGCATCGATGCTGATTTAGAAAATTTATTAATCAGAGAGAAAGTCTACGTGGCTAAATTTTCGAGCGCTGCTTTCTTTGGCGGTGCTGTATTTACTGGGTTATGGGCTTTTATAAAATTTATTTTTAAACTATGATATCAAAAGAAAATTATCAGTTACTAGCGCTGGATTTTGGACTCCCAATATCATCTATTAAGGCTATTGATGAAGTTGAAAGCAGCGGAGAGGGATTTGATCCAGCTACAGGAAAAATTAAGATTCAATTCGAGCCGAGTTGGTTCAAAAAATTAGCAAAAGTTTTAATTCAAAATGGTGTGGATAATCAAACTAAAGAGTGGCTTGCTTTTAATAAAGCATTTGCTAAAAATCCGCAGAAAGCAATGGAAAGCACTTCTATTGGACGTATGCAGGTTATGGGGCTACATTGGAAGCGTTTAGGATTCAAGTCAGTTGATGCTATGTGGGATTTTGCAAAGAAGTCCGAAGCAAATCAGTTATGGTTGGGGTTAAAGTTCATACAAACAGATAAACGGCTTTTTAAAGCTGTTTTAGCTAAGGATTGGAAAACAGTTGCCTACCTATACAACGGTCCTTTGTATTGGAAAAAAAAATATGATGTTAAACTGGCAAATGCCGAAATCAAAAATAGATCATGAAAAAATTAATCACAATGATTTACTTTCAAATTGGAGTAAACGTAATTGGAATACCTGATATAATTAGCCACAACCTAGCAAGTACTTTTATTTCAAAATCTAAATTCTTTTAAAAAATGAATACACAAGCAAAACAAATCGACTGGGTAAAGGTATTTTCAATAATTACTGCGATAGTATTCGCGTTCCTTTGGCTAAAAGGATGCACAAGTTCAAATCCTGAACCGCAAATTGCAAAGGTTGAAGTAACGGTTCCAGAGGTGCAAGGGGTTTTTGAACCTAAAAAGCCTGATCACGAATTGATAAAGTTGCCAAAAAATGACAAGTCAAAAATTGTCAAAGTTGAAAATCCAATCAATCAGCAATTAGTAGCTGAGAATGAAAGGCTAAAGCAATACGCTACCGAAAATGAAAAATTAAAATTGGCTTTTGTGCAAGAAAGAGATTCGTTGAAAAAGCAGTTGCTATTTGAGCAGGTGGCTCAGTTAAATAACTTTTCAACCAAATACGAGGACGAATACCTAGAGCTATATATGGAAGGAGTGGTTCAAGGACAAGTCAAAGAAATTACTCCTAGTTATAAGATTAAGTCTAAAGCTATCGAGGTTCCCGTGAAGCAAAAAGAAACAGTATTACGTGTTCTGATGGGCGGTGGTTTTGGAATCAATAAAGACTTGAATCAAGCAACTTGGAAATTGAATCTTAGTTTGCAAAATAAAAAAGGGAATATAATTAGAGGATCATATCAAAGAATTGGAAATCAAGATTATTTGTTGGGTGAATACGATGTGTCGATATTTAATTTTAAGAGGTAGTTTATTTTTGATTTTTCATGTGTGTTTTTTATGTACTTTTATGAATTAATATGTGTTTTATATGAAAGGTTATAATGATTTTATTATAAAAGTAGATTTCATCTACGCAAAGACATTCAAAACAGAAAGCGGACTTGAACTACATGCTGATTCAAGATTTTCGCAAGATAGATTGTCGAATCGAATTGCAGTAGTTGAAGAAATCCCTTTTACCCTAGAAGGTAAGACCCCAATCAAAAAAGGGTTTCAAGTGATGATTGATCCAACAATTTTATATGAGGCAGAGTTTGTGGTTACCGGGGTTCAAGAAACTCCGTTTACAATTGACAAAAACAAAGGTCTGTATAGAATAGAAGAAGGAATGATTGTTTTATTTAGAGAAAATGAAAATTCGCAATGGAAAGCAAATTCTGAAAACATATTAATCCAATTTGAAAAAGAAGAAGCGGATGAAATAAAATCTGACTTAATCGTATTGGAAGCTAAAACTATAGCTACCTCAAAAAATCGTGCCAGAATCTTACATGCAACCGAGCGATTAAGTAAAGAGAATATAAAAGATGGCGATTTGGTTTTTGTAGAAGAAGGATATGGCGTTCCTTTTTGGATCGAAGGAGTTGAATATAGCTGGATTAAAAACCGACATGTTTTAGCTAAAATTCAATAATATGAGCGATAGTAAAGCTACAAGAGACTACAGAAAAAATATTACTGTCAAGTTAATTGAAAAGTATAAAGATTTGATTGCTAAAACTTTTGAAGTTACAAATGTTGACTTACTTCAAGAAGTAATTGATGCTGCTGAATATAATGAAAAACAAAAAGAAGAAGCGCTTCTTAATGCAATTAAAAAAAGAAAAACATCATTAGATGAAGTAGATAGTTTACTAGATAAAATAGAGAAACTAGAGAAAAACTTAATCGATATTGAAAAAGGAGTTCAAGAAAATGACGGACAGCCAGAAGAAGATTCTTCAAATCCAAATAACAAACACATTAGAAAAGAATAATGATCTTTTACCTCGGCCATATAGTAGAAAACCAAGTTGACGAAAACATTCTAAAAGGGATGAATAAAACACGTCAATGGAAATATGGTTATAATGAACAAATTGATACAGTCATAATTTCTCGTGATGGTACGCTTGGCGAAATATACAATGTATGCGGACTAAACATTGGATTTCCTGAAAAACCAGAACATAAACAAATTTTAAATTGGGATAAAACAACCCAAAATCAAAAATGGAAACGCGAAGAAATACCCAGTGATTTAGGAGAGCATAATTGGCACTACTCAAAATTTGAAAACTACATTGACGAGTGCCACAAAAGAAGATATGAAGGTACTTGGGTCTATATAAAAGGGAAAGCAGTCTGGATTCCAGGAACATATTATTATGGCTTGCAATGGATTAGAGAAGAACACCAATATCCAAAGTTCAGAATTATTCAAAATGAATTAATGATTTTTTGGGAAGCATGTAAGGCAGACGATAGGTGTTACGGGATGCAGTATGTAAAAAACCGTCGTTTTGGAGCGACTATGCTTGGTATTTTTGAATTACTTGAATCAGGAACCATCACTTCAAATAAACTTTTAGGAATAGTCTCAAAGAAAGGTAAAGATGCTAAGAAGATTTTTAATCGTTTAGTTCGTGCTTTCAAGAGGTTGCCTCCATTTTTTATTCCAGAGACAGATGGGAATACTACTCCAAAAACTGAGTTAATATTTGCAAAACCAAGTCGTAAACGTAAAAAAGGCGAATCGGTAATTGAAGAAGAAGCTCTTGAAACAGAAATTGTTTGGCACAATACCGAGATTAACGCAATGGACGGTGATAAAATCTTCCGTTCAATTTTGGATGAGAGTGCTAAATACCCAAAAGAAGTTCCATTTGATGACTATTGGTATATTGTAAAAACTTCACATAGAGTCGGTAGAAGAATTACAGGTAAGTCTTTTGTAATTTCAACAGTAAATGATCTTGACAAAGGAGGTCGAGAATATAAAACCATTTGGGACCAATCTGATCTATCAAAAAGAAACGATAATGGACAAACAAAATCCGGTTTATATAGAATTTTTATTCCGGCAAAGTTTGGTCTAGAAGGATTTTACGATGAATATGGTTTTTCAATTGTTGATGAGCCAACAGAGCCAATAAAATCAGATATTGGAGACTTTATTAAACAAGGCGCTTCGTCATACCTAAAAGCTGAATTAGACGCCTTAAAAGATGATCCCGCAAAATATAATGAGCAATTACGTCAGTTTCCGGATACAGAGCGTGATGCGTTTCGTGAATCTGCTGATGAATGTGCTTTTGACTTAATGAAGCTATTGGAGCAAATAGACCATAATGAATTTGAGCTTGAAGACTCAGAGTATGGTAATGATAAAGTAGAAAGAGGTAATTTTCGTTGGAAAGACGGGCTTCAAGATACAGAAGTTATTTGGGAGCCAAACACAGAAAAAGGCCGATTCTGGATTCGTAAGGACTCCCACCCTCCTATTGAATATAGAAATCAAAAAGAAATGAAAAATATTCGAGGAGTTCTAGCATGGGCGCCTAAGAACGAACATATTGGCTGCGGAGGAGTTGACCCATACAATAGAAGTAAAACAGTAGATAATAGAGGGTCTCAGGGGTCAATACATTTTTCAACAAAATTCAATACAGGTCCATTTCCCAATAACGCTTTTATTTTAGAATACATTGATCGGCCATCTAAGGTTGAATTATTCTATGAAGATGTAATTATGGCAATGGTATATTTATCAATGCCTATACTTCCAGAGTTATCTTCTGAAAAATTTTCGCAGTATTTAATAGATAGAAAGTACCGACATTTTGTTAAAAATAACCCATTTAAAAAATGGGATGACTTGAGCGATTCTGAAAAAACATTTGGAGGAGTTCCTCCACAAGACGCAAAAATTGGCGACCAGCAATATTATGCAGTTGAGGCATACATAGCTGACCATGTAGGAGTTGCTAGGGACACTTCAAACAGGCCAATCGGGGAAATTGGAGAAATGTATTTTAACAGAACTCTAATCCAATGGAAAGAAGTAGATCCTCAAAAGAGAACAAAATACGACGCTTACATTAGTTCTAGTCTTTCGATATTGGGAAACCAAAGCAGGATAGTTCAAGAGACCGAAAAACCAAAACCAATGAGAATCCCATTCAAAAAATTCAATAACAAAGGCTTAATTTCAAAAGCAGTTTAAACCATGGAAACACAAAGAAAAAAATTAGTAAAGTTACCAGATCCACTAGCATCAATAGAAGAAAAAACATCGTCGGAATACGGATTAGCTGTGGCCGAAATGATTTCTGCAGATTGGTTTGACGGAGGGCTTATTAAAAGTGGATGTGAATTTCTTTCGCGTAGAGATTACGTTAGAAAACAACGACTATTTGTACGTGGAGAGCATGATTTAGATTACTTTAAAAATCAAATGGCTAAAGGAGATAATGACCTTGATTTCATAAATTTAGACTGGACCAATATTAATTGGGCAGAGAAGTTTTGCAGAATTGTTTCAAATGGCCTTGATGATGGAAATTATAAACTAGACGTTAGAGCAACCGATAAAATTGCTGCTTTAAAAAAAACAGAAAAGCAAGATTATTACTTAAAATACATGAAGTCAAGACCTATGCTTGAAAAGGCAAAAGAACAATTAGGGATTGATTTAATGCCAAAAACTTTCATTCCTGAAGACGAAGAAGAAATGAAATTGTATATGGAAATTAAAGATCGTCCAAAGATTGAAATTGCAGAAGAAATATTGATCGATTATGTTTTAAATACAAATGAATGGCAATTTTTATCAGGTCAGTATAATAAAGATTTAGTTGACGTTGGATTAATAGTTGGCAGAATTTATACAGACAAAAATGACGGTGTGAAATTAGCTTATGTTGATCCAGAAAATTATATCCATAGTAAGGTGATGCGAAATGATTTTGCTGATAAATATTACGAAGGCTATGTTGATACGGTTACATTGTCAGATATAAGGAGAGAAAGTGATTTTGATGACGATACATTAAGAAAAATTGCTAAATCATACTCTAGCGTTAATTCAACAAAAGCAATAAAAGACTATGAAGCTTGTGGTTTAGACGATATTCTAGACTATAGAATTGACGTTTTACGATTTGCTTACAAAACAAGTAAAAGAATTGTTTACAAAAAGAAGATTCGAAACGGTAAAACAATTAAAGTAAGTCGCAAAGACGATAACTATATTGCTCCCGAAAGAAAAGATGTAAGTTCTGAAACGGGTGTTTTTGACACTTGGCTAGAAGGTAATTATATAGTTGGCACAAAGTTTATTTATGGTTATAAAGAGTGTGAGAATAATTATGATGATATAATGAATAAGGCTATGTCACCATTTGTGACGATGGCACATGATATTTATGAAAATAGATTGCGATCTTTTGCAGAAAACATCAAAGCCCCAGCAAGACAGCTTCAGAAAATATCTTTAAAAATACAGCACTTGGTTAACGAACTAACTCCAGACCTTAAAGAAATAGACTTAGATCAACTCGCTGAATTAGATGATAGCAAAGGAGGTGTAAAAAGAGAAACTTGGGAGACCGCACTAACCCTAATGGGAACTAAAGGAGTTATTTTCAAAAAGAGAATAAACATGGGGGAAGATGGTATTAAAGACAGCTATGCGGCTAGACCAATGCCAAGTCAGCAGGGTTCCGCACTAACAATACTTTTAAATGTTTGGGCTCACTATTATAATTTAATTAGAGAAAATACCGGTGTCAATCCGGCGCGTGACGGATCTATGCCAGCCGATGCTCTTGTAGGTATCAATCAAATGGCTCAATTAGCTAGCAATACAGTTACCAGAAACATTGTAGAAACTTCTGTGTCATTTAAGAAAAAAATATCAGAGGTAATATCCACTAGACTACATACGATATTTAGCTACAAAGAAGCTAAAAAAATCCGAGAAGTATATGAGAACGTAGTCGGCAAGCAAATGCTTGATGCTATGGAAATTTTAAAAGATAGAAATCTTCATGAATTTGGATTCACTTTTGAAATGATGCCTACTGCTGAGGAAATTAAAAATTTCAATGATATTTTAAATCTAGCTATTCAAGAGCAGAATGTTGATGTAGAAATTGTTTTTCAAACAAGACAATTAGCTAAAGTAAATATTAAAAAAGCAATTGAATACTTAATGTATCATAGACGTAAACGAATTAAACAGCGCCAAGAAGAACAAATGATGCTGGCTCAAAACAAAAGTCAAAATGATTCTGCGGCTGCTCAATCAAAAATTCAAGCAGAATCAATAGCCTATCAAGGCAAACGACAAATTGATTTAAAATATGAAAGTCAATTAGCACAAATTGAGATTATGAAACAAAAAGCGTTAAAGGAACTTGAAATTCCATATGCCGATAAAGAGTTTGAGCAAGACGTTTATCTAAAAAAAATAGATTCAATGTCTTCATTATCTAAAGAAGAATATAAAGAAAACCGGAAAGATGAGCGTACAAAAATACAAGCATCACAACAAAGTGAGTTAGTTGATCAAAGGAGTAAAAACAAAGAACCAATAGACTTTGAAAATAAAAGCAACTGGTTTGAAACCATTTAATAGATTTTTTCTATTGCATTTTGTTAAACTATAAATAATTTCTATATATTTGTAACGGTAAATAACTAAAAACTATGGAATCGAATTTAAACAACGAAAATAACCTAGATCAAAATAAAGAATCAAACGTTGATTTGCAAGATGAAAAAAATCTTGAAGCCAATGAAAATAAAGATTCCGATATAAACAAAGAACCTGTAGATAACTCAGAGGTTGCCTTTGCTTATTTAAGAGAAAACGGTATTGAAGTAAGTTCTATTGAAGATTTAAAAAAACAGCCAGAAAAAGTTGTTGAAAAAGTAGAGGTAGATCCTTATGAAGATTTATTGGACGATGACGACAAGGCTTATTTAAAATTTAAAAAAGAAACAAGGCGTTCCAGAAAAGAATATGAAGCGCTAAATTCCGATTTAGACAATTTACCTAAAATTGAATTGGCCCGCGAAAAGGTTAGAAAAGAAACTGGATTAAACTTTTCAGATGACGAAGTCGATGAATACATTGCTGAATCATTAGGCATTGATTTAGAAGAAATGAGTGTTTCTGATAAAATTAAATTAGCATCGTTTACAAAGTCAATTTTGGACGATAAAAAGGCAGAGCAAGAAAAATATCGCAAACCAATTGAAGCTAAACAAACAGAAGGTAAAGAAGAAAATTCTGAACAGGAGTATGTAAAGCTAGACAATGGGGCGGTAATGTTAAAATCAGAATATGATAAATTATTAAATACTCGTCAACAAGAAATTTTAAAAGCTAAAGAATCGGTGAACAGTGTTACTGATTCTGATTTTAAAATCACTTTTGATGATAAAGGTACCCAGAAAGAATTGAATTTTACTTACGAGTATTCAGAGGAAGACAGGCAGAGCATGGTGTCATTAGTTTCTGATATAGACGGTGTAATTCAGTCTCGTTATGGATCCGAAAATGGATTTAACCATAAAAACTTCGCAGAAGATATGCAATGGTCTGATCCGAAATTCAGGGAAAAAGCAATAAGTTCATTGTTAAATAAGGCAATTGCTGAAACAACAACGGGCCTATTAAAGGAAATAGGGAACGTAAACTTCTCTCAAGATCCTTTACAAAAACAAGCTAAAGAAGGGGTGAAAATGGTGTCTGTAGCGGACGCTATGAAAGGAAATTATTAATATAAAAATTATTCACCATGGCTTTTGATTTAAAAACCAACAATTTAAGTGGCTTGGCTATTATTACCGAGCCGGATAGTGCTCTTAGAGCTACTCCAGAAAATTTCGTAAATCTTTACGATTACGCGCAACAATTTCAGCCGGAATTAATTCCTGAAATGATGTTTGCAAATGGAAAAGGAAGTATATTAGGATTTATCCGCGCAACATCAATGGGTAAAGAAGGAACTTTTGAATCTGATTACATTCAGCATTCTGAAATGAATAGACTTCATAACACATTGACTGCGACAGCTACAGGAAACGTGTTTACTTGTACAAAAGCGCATCAATTAAGAATAAAAGATGTTGTAAAAATTTCTGACGGATCAAGAGAGTATCAAGCTATTGTTAGCGGAATTACCTCCGCATTGGTCTTTACAGCATTATCTGACGGGGCTGCCTTTACTTTTAGCGCTAGTAGCGTAACTGTATTGTGCGATTTCTCAAACAGACACGCTAAAGGCGATTCTGCTTTTGATAAAGGCAAAAAATGGTCTCCAAAAATCTATAAAAATCACGCTCATATCATTAAAGAATTTTATGAAACTTCTGATTCTGATTTAGCGCACAAAACATGGATTGAAACTCCAGAAGGACCTAAATGGTTTAACTTGGAAATGGAGAGAAACGCAACTTTGTTTGATAACAAAGCGGAATTAACTGCGGTTTTACATAATCGCGCCTTAGATAACGCTCCATCAACAGTTGCTGGATTTGCTCAAGGTATGAAAGGTGTTGTACAGCAAGTTGAAGAAAGAGGTAATATTTCAAACGATTATATTACAACAACAGTTCAATTATCTAACTTGGCGTTAAGAGCAAAAAAACAAGGTAACTGTAGAGAATTTACTGTTTATTGTGATCACATGCAAATGCGTTATTTCAGAGAGTTATCAGGCGGAGTTAATGCCGGATTCCTTAATGGATCAAACTACGGAGCTTTTAACAACAGTAAAGACATGGCTTTAAGTTTGGATTTCGTATCAATATTTATTGATGGCGTTCAATTCCACTTTGCATCATGGGCATTACTTGACGACCCTACATTGTTAGCCGCTAGCAATTTTGACGCTACTTCATTGGCGTACCTAATGGTTCCAACAGGAACAATGAATGTTACTGAACAAGGAAATATTGTTGCTCGTCCTTATTTAACAATGAGATACAGAAGTAATAATATCACTAACCGTAGACGACAAGTTAAATTCTTCGGAGTATTAGGACAACAAGTACGTGAAGACAAGTCTTCTGTGGAGATTTTGAGTGAAATGACAAACCAAGTTGTAGGAGCGAACTCTTACTTCGTTGGAAGAAAAGGGTTAGTTTACGCATAAATAAAAACATAGCCCGAAAGAATAAATCCTTTCGGGCTTATTATTAATTAAAAAAAATATTATGGCAAAAGTTATTTTTAGACTTGATTTACAAGAAAAAAAACCATCTACATGGTCAATACCACAAAACAGCGTAATGGCTCCAAAAGAAGACAAAGGGAATAAATTCATTGGATATTTTCCTGGAGAAGATTCGTGTTTTGTAGAAGATGTTCATGCTAAAAACAAAGACTTAAAACAAGCTGATGTTCCTTTGTTTGAATTTGATCCTAGTACAGGAGAAACTGATTTATCTGTAGATGAATCAAATGTAGCTTTGATTAATTACTTAAAAACACATCCTTGGTTTGGCAAAAAGTATTTTATCTATTCAGAAGAAGGAGAGGCTGCCGATAAGCTATCAGGCTTTGAGGACATTGAAAAAGCATTAGAGCTTATCAAAGAATCTGACGAGATAAAAGTTAAAGCAATCTCAATGGCAATATTTGGATTGAGTTCATTTGGTAAATCATTTACTCAATGTGCTTCCGAATTAAAAGCAGTTGCTATTAAAACTCCAAGCGTAATAATTGATGCTATGAGTGCTGAAAATTACGAAACAAAATACGTTGCCGGATTAGCATTTGTTTCTAAAATTATCAAATTAAACCCTACCCACACGGCTATTGTTTGGTCTGACAACGATGGTTTAATTTTACATGTAGCTCAAGGTGAGAATGGTTTAGATAAACTAACCAACTTCTTAACAAACGAAACAAAAGAAGCGCAGGTATTGCTTCAAGAGTTCAATACAAGATTGGTTACTAAAGAGAAAAAAGCGGCTAAGAATTTAGATGCTGAAAAATTACTAAGCGAAAAAGATGCTGAAATTGCTGAATTGAAAAAGCAATTAGAAGAATCAAAAAAGCCAATTGTTACCGTTACTCATACATCTGCAAGTCAAAGTGATGAAGACGAAGATGAGGACGAAGATGAGGACGAAGGAGAATTGGGCAAATTAGAAGGTTCTGCTGACAAATCTACACTGGAACAACTTCAAGAAGATTATGCAAAAAAATTCAAAGCTGACGCTCCGATTAGATACAAAAACGATGAAGTTTGGTTAGCCAAAAAGCTAGCTGAATAAAGATAACCACTATTTTTAGTTTTTTAGTGACTTTTTCCAGATGAAAATGCCTTGCTCAACTTATGGCAAGGCATTTTTTAATAAAACAACAGCCAAATGATAGCAATTGACAGAGTATATAAGACACTACTAACATTATCTAATTCAGACATTAGAGGTAATGTAAAACCAACAGATTTAAGACTTGCCTTGTATGATACTGTCAATGAGATTTATGAAGGATACTTTTATGAGGTAAACCGAATGTTAAATCGAGAAAACAGAGGGCTTATAAATGGCGGCTTAGAAAACCTACCAGATCGAATAAGAGAGAAAATACTTCATTTTTTAGTAGAAGATATCTGCTTAGTCTATGAACATCCCTACTTCATTTTGCCTACTGATTTGAGATATATTGATAGTGTGTTTTACAGAAATATCAATGAGGTTGAATTTTGCAAACATTCCAAAGAATTCAAGCTATTACTGAATTACGAAGATTCACTTCCTTCCGCATCAAACCCAATAGGATTAAGAGTTGGAAATAAGGTAAAAATTGCTCCAACATCAATAAGAGGTAGTGTTAGCGTTTCCTATTTAAGAAACCCTAAAGTTCCTAACTGGACTTATACAATTGTTGGTGGAACTGAATTATTCAATCCTTCTGCGGCAGATTTTCAAGATATAGACTTGCATCCTAGCGAAGAAAACAGAGTTATAACAGGCACTTTAAGACGCTTTGGAATTAATCTTAAAGAACAGGAATTGACCCAAATGATTGCTTCAAAAGAAACTTTAGATTTTAACCAAGATAATGCATCATAGACATGGATATGTACACCCCAAAAGATTATTACGAAACTGATGAAGTTCAAGGAAAATATCAATACGTTTCTTTAAATACAATTGTGAATAATATGCTTTTGGAGGCAGAAGACGACGATTCTTATATTAAAAATGTAAAGAGATCAAGAATAATTAGTTATGCCAAACAAGCGATAAGAACTGTTTCAAGACAGGCTTCAAACGATATTTTAGCAATAGAAATTACCGTGCCGCCAGATTTGTCTTGGCCTTTACCTCAAGATTATATTGATTATGTTAGGATATCGGTTGTAGTTAAGGACGAATCTACGAATAGTTTAAGACTAATGCCTTTAGATGTAAATCGAAATATAAACATTGCGACTGGATATTTACAAGATGATAATTACAAATTACTTTTTGATGATTTAGGGAATATTTTAACTGCTGACAGTTCGAATGGCTACCAAAGACCATATAAAACATATAGTTTTTTAGATGGCTACCAGCCTACTTTAAATACTTCAAAATTGAGTAAAAGCGGAGAGTTTACAATTGACGAAAGAAGAGGTAAAATATTGTTTAGTTCTGAATTGTCTGGAAAAGAAATTGTTTTGGAATACAATTCTGACGGGTTGCAGTCAGAATACACAGAAGAAGAAATTACAGTTCACAAGTATTTAAGAGATACGATTGAGAATTGGATTTACTTTTCTTGTATAGAAAGAAAAAGGAACGTTCCAGCTAATGAGAAACAACGCGCGTTGCAACGATACAAGACTACATTACATCAAGCAAAACTAGCAAGAGCCGATTTCAACCTATTACAAATTTCGAGAGTACTTCGCTCCCGTTCAATGACGATATAATGCCTATAACTAGAAGAACATATAATCAAGGAAGAATGCAACTCGATGTTGACAACAGGCTATTGCCAGATGGTGAATATAGAGAAGCATATAACGCAATTGTTTTAAATAACGAATCTTTAGAAGAGGGTTCTGTAAAAAAATCTTATAGCAATAAAAAGCTAACTAACTTAAATTTAGGCACAAATCCGATCTATATGGGAGGGTATTCACATCCTTCGAGAAACAGAGTGTACTGGTTAGTGTTGTCAGATTCGGGTTGTTTTTTGATTGAATATGATTTTACCAATAGCATATCCACATTTGTTTTAAAAGATACGAGGCCCGAAAATGCTAGAGTATTTAATTTAAAAGCGGATTATTTCTGTACTGGAATACAAATTTTAAGCGCTGAAGATGTAAACAAAGAATTGTTTTTAATGACCGATGACAATATGCAACCTTTGTGTTTTAATATTGAAAGAGCAAAAACATGGAATGAAAATGGATTTGAAAAAGAAGATATTTATTTAATTAAAAAACCGCCACGTTACGCCCCAACAACTATCCCTACATTTATTGATAATGCAGGCAATAATATTGAAGAAAAATTCTTGTCATTTTCTTATAGGTATAAATATTTAGATGGAGAATACTCTGCGCTTTCTTCTTTTTCTAGCTATAACTTTTATCCAAATAACTTTAAATTAGACTACGGCTCTTTAGAAAACATCGGGATGTTAAATTATTTTAACGCCATACATGTTACAATAAATACCGGAGATAAAAGGGTTACTGATATTCAAGTTATTGCGAAAGAAAGCAACTCAAATGCCCTGTATTTAGTTGAGACTTTTAATAAAGAAAATCAAAAATGGGGAGATGATCAGAGTAAATCTTTTGTTTTTTCAAACAACAAACTATATTCTGCCTTGCCAGAAAGAGAGCTATATCGTTCATTTGATAATGTGCCGATCAAAGCAAAAGCATTAACTTTAATTGGCAATATTGGGGTTTTCGGAAATTTTGTAGAGGGTTATGACTTGACATTGGCTGATGGGAATAAATTTAAACCTGATTATAGCCTAAGTTTAAATTCTAAAAACTTTGAAGGTAGTAATTTAGATTATTCAATAGGAACTAATCAATTTCAAAATGATTTGTTGGTTATTAATTTTGGATCTAGCAAGTTAAAATCCGGAAGCGAGATAACTTTATTTTTCAAATTAGAGAATAGTCAGTCCCCTCCTATTAGCTATAACAATACTGTTTCGTACTTGCTTACAAAAGATTTTAAAAATGCTACAGAACTTGCGAATGATGAAGATTTTATATTTTTTATCACAAAATATATGACAAATTTATTTTTGTCAAATTATACTATTACGGAAATACCTAATTCGGATTTAGATTCAAATACCACATTTACAATACAAGATTCTACAGCTACGACAATAACCATAAAGTCAATATCGTTAATCTATCTTGTTTCAGGAAATCCTAACCAAACAATCAATTGGGGCTTTACTAATGTTTCTAGCATTTTATTTTACGAAGACGGAGATGTATCTACTCTTAAAACCAATAGGAGCTATGAGGTTGGATTTGTTTACATGGATGAGTTTAATAGGTCCACAACTGTATTAACACAATTTAAAAATACATTATTCATTCCGCACAAATTAGCGCTGTCTAAAAATAAAATTAAAGTTGCCATTTCTCATAAACCCCCAAAATTTGCAGATAGATATAAGATAGTGGTTAAGCAAAAAAAATTATCTTATCAAACTATTTACGCCACTACATTTTATGTGGACGGGCTATTCCGCTGGGTTAAACTTGAAGGAGATAATAAAGACAAGGTTAAAGTCGGAGATACTCTTATTTTCAAGTCAGACACTAATGGATTTGTAGAGAATTTGACTAAAGTTAAAGTCTTAGATATCGAAACCAAAGAAAAAGAGTTCATTGAAGGTAATGTTGATTTAGACGGAAACGTGATTAATGAATTACCTGGGCTTTATATGAAGATTAAAACTCCTGCGGGCATTTCAATGGACTATATTAAAGAAGGTATTGTCACTAGAATTGGAGCTAAGTCAAGTAGAGGAGATAATTTTGATATGTACATTGGCCAATTTAGCAATAAAGTCGGGAGCGCGTATGTTGATATACCCATAAAACAAGGTTCAAGAATTGATATAGAAATTACTAATAAAAAATACGGCAGTAATGGAGGTAGTAAAGAGTTTGTTAAAACCTTTTATGTTAGCGCAGATTACAGCAACTTTCAAGCGTGGTATAATGCCGAGGTAAATAACAATACAGGAGATTTTAGTTTCCCTACAAATGGAGTTGTTAGAGGAGAAGATTCTATATTTGGAGGATTTACAAGCAACTCAAACGGTGCGTTATATCTTAGAATACATAACGAACTAAACGGAAACGGACAGCATCCATCATACTTAAACGCAACTGTAACTATTAGAGCGGCAAATGGGGTTTTAATATTTGAAACCGAAGAAAAAAAGTCAGACGAGCAAGATATTTACTTTGAAACAGAACAGACTTTCGATATTGTTAATGGGTTACACCAAGGCAATCTACAAAGCCAAACAAGCACGATGCCGGCAGAAGTTGATCTAGATTTCTTCAACTGCTACAGCATGAAAAATGGCGTAGAAAGTTACATCGTAAAAGATGGTTTTAATAAGCCGTATTTAAACATAGACCTAAGACCATCAGCAGTATCTATTGAGAAATATAGATCAATTAGACGATTTGCAGACCTAACCCATAGCGAACCCTACGTAGAGAGCTCTTCAATCAATGGGCTAAATGTTTTCAATTTATCAATGGGTAACTTTAAAGACGACATTGATAAGCAAAACGGAAGCATTCAATTAATACATAGCCGAGAAAATGACATTGTAGTGCTACAAGAAAATAAGCCTGGGAAAGTATTATTCAATAAACAAGCTATTTATACTGCTGACGGAAATTCCGCAATTACTGCCGGATCCAGTATATTAGGGCAATATATTCCTTATGCAGGCAATAATGGGATCGGAACAAATCCTGATAGTTTTTCAGTAGATAGCTTTGGAAGAATAAAATATGCTTCCATTAGAAACGGAAGTATTGTTAGACTGTCAAATGACGGAATTGAAGAAATAACATACGGCTTGAGAAATTTCTTTAGAGACTTATTTACAAATAGAACAAAAGGAAAAATCATTTCTGGATATGACCCATTTCTTGACTTAACAACTTTTACTATTGGAGAAAATATAGTTGGAATACCTACTTATAATTGCGGTGCCGAAATTGCAAAAAATAAACTTCAAGAACCTTTTAGTTATATTTTAGAATTAAACTCATTTACGGGACAATTGACGTTAAACTATTTGATTTCTGAAGGAAATGCTACGATTGAAGTTATACATGATGGGGTTACATCAGTAATGTCAGGACTAACCGGAAGTGGCAATATGATTATAAACAGAAGTAGCCTAAATGCTAAGTTTGCCAATGTTACTATCACTCCGGTTGGAGGCGCGGTAAGTTTTTCAATAGTAAACAATTGCCCGGTAGGGATTCCGTTGGAAATTGTCTATGTGGTGCTGAATGATGAAAGTGATTTAAACAAAACCATTACAAATAAGTTTAAGGCAGGTTCAAATACCTCAATACAAAACGAAGATATATTTTCAAATTATCCGGTTACAAAATTTGAAAAAACGTTTGGGTATGAAGGTAAAAATTCTTTCCCAAAACAAAATGATTTAGTCACTATAGAATCAGTAAAAGAAACTACAAGTACGGGTGCGTTTTTGCCTTTAAAGCAAAACCGCCTTGGCTACGCAATATCAAATGTTGACTATACAGAAACCTCATTGAATCAATTAATTCAAAATGCTAATTTCTTAACACCTACAGAAACTTCACAAGGCGTCAATCAAAAAACATTTTCTGGAAATTTTGTATTTACAAGATCATCGAACACGCAAAAATTATACTTGATTTGGGATTATAGAGATATTAATTCAACTCAAATTTCACTTTGTTATGACGCGGCTAACGGTCCTAATTCTTGCGTAGCTTGCAGCCCAGTTAACTGTGTTGTTTCGGATTGGTCTTCTTGGTCTACTTGTGCAAATGGAAGTCAAACTAGAACTAGAACAGTTGTAACACCTGCTTCAAATGGAGGAGTAGCTTGCCCCGTTCTTTCAGAAACAAGGACTTGTGAGCCCGTAATTGATTGCGTAGTTTCAGCTTGGTCTGATTGGTCTCAATGCTTAAACGGAATACAGACTAGAACACGTACTGTTATTACCCCAGCATCTGGCGGAGGAACCGCATGTCCTATATTAACCGAAACTCGTAGCTGCAATACCTCCCAATTAGTCAATCTTAATTACGACCAAACAGATCAACAAAGTGCTTGTGATTTTAACCCTTTAACATAAAAACGATTATGGCTTCAAACTCAAATTATTATATCGACACCGCAAGTTTTTCAACAGCTACAGCTATTTGGACTGATAACACACTTACAACAAAAGCTCCTGACGGATTTTACTCTGATACTACAAATTACAGACAACAAGTTAATGGTTTATTACAATCTGTTGCGTCTTGTACCGTTCCGCAAGGCCCTTCTATTCAGTTTTCAGACGTAACCTCATTTAGCGTTTCTCCATTTAACGGAGGTCCAGGCGGAGGAGGAAATGCATCCGGAACTATAACCGTTGTTGGAGGGACTTATAGAATTAAAGCTACAGCTAGTATTTATACAAATAATTCCACTAGTGTATGGGTAAATGCAACAGTAAATGGAGTTTCAATGTACGCTGAAAGAAATAATCAAGTTCCAGGAACAACTCTATCGGGTAATTATGTTGATTTAGCTCCAGGAACTTACTCTTATTCAATTAGTGTATCGGGAAGCGGATTAGGCGGAAGCGGAAATGCAGGATTAAATGTTGCTCAAATTTAATTAATATGAATACTATAACACATAGCGAAAACAATAAAGGATGGACTTCGTTTTGGAGGTATTTCCCTGATGGTTTTTTGAATTTGAATAGCAAGTTTTTGACAATTAAAAACGGGCAATTATGGCTTCAAAATGACACTGAAAATCCGGTTAGAAATAATTTTTACGGAACGCAAGATAAGACAAGTATTAAAACCGTATTCAACGAAGCGAATGCTGACGATAAGATTTTTAAAACTTTAGCTTTAGAATCAAACGAAAAATGGAAAGCGACTTTAAAAACAAATCTAACTCAAGGAGAAATTAAAAAAGAGGAGTTTAACACTAGGGAAAGTAGGCAATTTTCTTTTATTCGTGGCGATCAAACACCGGGCAGTTTGTCTGGTAATTCAGCGCAAGGAATTGGTGTAATTTTAAGCTATACGGGATTAGTTATTTCTTTTGCAACGATTCCTGATTTAATAAACATTGGTGATCAGCTTTATCAAATTAACGTGAGTAATCAAGAGTTAATTGGAGCAATACTTAGTATAGACAGAAATAATAACACCGTTACTCTTAATCAAATAATTACTGTTCCGGTACCCGGACTATACTCCTACTCTCTTAAAAACTCAAGAATTGAAGGAGAGGAAATGCGAGGATATTATATGGAAGTAACACTTGAAAATGAAGATTCTACAAATGGAGAGTTATTCGCAATTTCTTCAAATATTGTTCAATCATTACAAATAACATAAAAACGACATGTTTAAAATAAGACTATTAACTGACGAAGACTTCCCTACTCTTATTGAGTGGTGGAAGTTTTGGCGTTTTCCAGCACCAAAAAAAGAATATTTGCCTGACGAAGGCCGTGGTGGAATTATGGTTTATAAAGATGGAGTAAATATTTGCGCTGGATATTTATTCTTTACCAATTCTAAAATGGCTTGGATGGAGTTTATAGTTTCCAATCCGGAATATAAAGAGAAAGACCGCAAAGAGTCTGTTTGTTTTTTAATTAACGAGCTAAATTATATTGCTAAGTCAAAAGGATTTAAAATAATTTTTACCTCAGTAAAAAATGAAAATCTTATAAACAGACTTAAGGAATGTGGCTATATTATTGGAAGTGAAAATACTAAAGAGTTAATGATTAAACTATAGATTTTTTCTATTATATTTGTAATTAAAATAAATAAATACTATTATGTGCGCGGCAATAACATCAGCAATAGTGGGCGGTTTGGGTGTAGGTTTAAGTGCTTATCAAGCAATTGATGGAGCCAACAGAAAACGAAAAGCTCAAAATGAGTTAAGTGATTACGAAAGGCAAACACTTGACCATGCCTATAAAGATATTAAAATCAGCACAATGGGTTCTGATCTATTGAGAGAAGAGAATGCGCGTACTACGGCCGATATGGTTGACGCTACACAATTAGGCGGAACAAGAGCAATCATCGGAGGAATTCCTAGAATAGTAGCAACTACAAACCAAATTAATCAAAAAGCTGCTGAAATGCTTGATGGTCAGGTAATGAAACGAGATTACGCTATAGCCCAAGATAACGCTCGTATTGAAGGAATAACTGAAAATAGAGATATTGCTAACATCGCTGGACTGTCATCCCAAGTTGAAGCAGGAAGACAAGACATGTGGAATGGATTTAGTTCTGCATTATCTTCTGCTGCTTACATGGGGAGAGGTTTAAAAGAACTTAGAGCAGATTCCGGAATAGGTATTGACACCATTACTCCTGATACTAGTTGGCGAGACCAGTCATTAAAATTAAACAGGCTACCGAATCCTGTAATTAGCGCTCCTAAATACCCTTACATGTAATACCAATGGCAAACGCAAGTAACGCATACGCAACAATAAGTCCAATAAAAGCAAATATTGGAGAAACTATTCAAGGAATTGAAAAAATGGACTTTGCTTATCGTGAAGAACAAAGGCAAATTGATGCCTTAGATCAAGCCCGAAAAGATAAAGAACAAGCAAGGAATGATAAGTTGCGCGAAAAAATGCTTAGTCAAATTCCTAAAAACTATGATACAGGAAGTAGTTCTTTAACTGAATTTCAAGGAAAAATTATTCAACAAGGTGTAAATAGATTAGGAGAAATATATAAGGAACTTAAAAATCCAAATCTAAACGAAGATGAAAAAATAAAACTAGAAATTGAAGCTCAAAATATTGATAACCTGCCTGAAAACCTAAAGCTAGCAACTAATGTTTTCACAAAGCAAATTGAAGAATATAAAAATGGAATTGCTAAGGGAGAGTATTTTAGAAATCTAGATTTTGAAAAAAAAGTATTAAATGGATTTGAGGGATACATAGGATCTCTTGACAACGGGTTGCCTGCGGTTGGTTTTATTGACAGAAATAATGATGGGAAGATTGATAATTTAGACGTTGTTGATTACAATCAAATGCAACAAGGAGTAATAGGGAAATGGAGCTTTCAAAAACAATTTGATCTAGATAAAATGGCCGTTGATGCTGCTGAAAAAGTTGGATATACAGACATTACTACCGATAGAAATTTTAAAAGCGTACAAGAGAAAAAAGCTAAAATGTCAGAAGTTATTTCCGTGGCTAATAATTTGCTGCAAAACCCAGACGGATCTCCAACAGAAGCTGCATTATCTCAAATGAAAAAAATGGGAGTTGAGCCTGGCGCAGACTCATTACAAAAAGTAAAAAAATATTTTATAGATAGGATTGTTGCAAACACAGACTATACTAAAAAAGAAGATTTTGACTATGGGGCCCAAACAAGCCGAATGAGTGAGAATAGACAAGCCAAAAAAGATAAAAAAGAAGACGTAGTTGTTACTAAAATAGAGCTTTCAAATACAGGATTCAATAATGATTCATTTAAAGGAAAGCAAATTAGCAAAAAAGGTATTTTAGAAAACGGACTTAATCTTGGCAAAGGAATCAAGTTCGAAACAATTAACGGTGCTAAAACAGGACTAGACAACTCTACGGTAACAAATCTATTTATTAATACTAACGGCAAGATTATTTACACGGCAGATGTATTAACTAAAAAATCTGCTAAATCTGCAGGAGGAGACCTTATGTCCGAAGAGACATCTACTACTCCAGCATCGTATAGATCCGAAACAAGAACAGCTAGTGGCACGACAGAGGCGGCTTTGGCTAACAGGTTAGGCTACGGAAGCGCAGAAGAGCTAAAAGCTGAGTTAAGACGAATGAATCCTAATCAAAAAAAATCTAACACTACTAAAGTTAAAATAGACTATTAATCATGCCGGATCCAAGACAAAAACTATACAAAGCACTTTCGAATGAATTTGACTTAGGTTCTTTTGAAGAATTTAATTCTAAAATGAATAGTCCCGAATCAAGACAAAAATTATATTCTTCGGTTTCAAACAAATTTGACTTAGGTTCTTTTGAAGAATTTGAATCTAAAGTTTCTTCAGTAAAAAAAAAAGAAGATTCCGTTTCTACTTCTCAAAAAGAAAATGGGGATTTGGCGCCAAAAAATGGTTCTTTGGGTACAGACGAAAGTAATGGAATGGCTACCCTTAAAAAGGGCTATAATTTAAACATCCCATCAAGCCAAACAAAATATACAGAAAAGAAACCCGTCAAGACATTACAGCTAAAAAATAAACTTTTAAATACAAAAGTTACTCCGGAAAATGTAGACGAAATTAACGCTGCTACTAATGAACTTTCAGCGTTGCAAAAAAAACAAACTCCAAACGCTATTGCTATTAAAAGGCAAGAAGATTTACAAAAAGACCCTAACTTTTTGAGTAAATATCAAGACTTTATGAGCAAAACATCTACCGTTACAGACGATGATGTTTTAAGAGCAAAAGAAGAATTAAATAGCGAGATTGATAATAGCGAATGGACTGATGTATTGAGAGAAGGGGCAAAAAAAGCCGTAAATAATGTAGTTGATTTTGCCAATACCCCAATGAAACTAATTAATTCTTTGGGTGGAGATGTGCCTACAATTCCGTTAATGGAGACAAAAAAACCGCTTGAAAAGAACTTAAAGCAAGCAGACGAATATTTCCTGCAATTGAAAAAAGATGCTATTAAGAATAACAAATCCGTTCCTAAAGTAACTCAAGAAGAACGTTTAGAAAAAGCAAAGGATTTCTTTATTAAAGAAAAAACAGATTCTTATCTAGCCTCAAGACAAAAAGATTACCTACAAGAACAAGATGACATTGATGGCGGAGTTTTGCAAAGTAAATTTGCTGATTTTGAAAAAGGAAAATTAGCCTCTATTGATGAAAAAGAAAAAAATATTTTAAATAAACAAGCTGTACAAGAGGTAACCCATAATAGACTACAAACAGAAATAGAGAATCTTCAAGAGCAAGCTAAAAAAACAGGTGTTACTGATGAATTAAAGCAATTGTTCAACGATAAAGTAACGCAGTTAAAACAAGTTGAATCGGAAGGGTTGCAAACTATAAATGAATACGTAAACAACCGAACCAACATTGGAAATGTAACGGACAATCTTGATATTTTTAAAAGAAACTATAGCCTATGGGGTAATCTTACAGGAAATATAGCGGTAGCAAGTACCGATTTGATTAGCGGTGCGTTTGGAGCATTAGATTATGGAGCCAAGACAATTAGTAAAGCTACTGGATTAAAGTCGGGAGGTTTATTTGAGGATGCTTCTAAAGATACGAAGATGTTGTCTGAAAAAATTGCTTCTGAAATAGAGAAGCCAATTTCTGTAGAAAACATTAATAGTCTTTCTGACTTTGGCGATTGGTTAATGAATGATGTTGGCGCCAAACAAATACCGATTTTAGCATTAATTTCAACCGGAACCGCTGGAGTTGCCGGTATTGGAGCAACCGCACTGGGTTCTAAATTTGAAGATATGCGCGGAGAAGTTCAACGCGGAGAGAAAAAATACTCAACTACTGAAATGCTACTTCATCCTCTTGGCTATGGATTGGCAGAAACCGCAAGCGCGGCCGTAGATTTAATGGTGCTTAAAAATGCCGGAAGAGTAATCTCAAGTGCTACAAATTTAGAAAAAAGAGAGATCGCTAAAGGAATGTGGAGCAGAGCAAAGAATTATCTTGGTACTTCAATTGAAGGAGGGATTTCCGAAACTTTAGACGAAACAGGGACTCAAGGTATTGAAAATGTGATTGACGGAAAACCTTTTACCGAAGGTATGACTGATGCGGGCGCCGCCGGAGGAGCAATGGGATTTATTATTCCATTTATTGCCGCTAATTACAAGCAAACAATTAGACCATTTACCATAGATAATAAAATTCAAGAAGCGAGTGCTAAATCATTAAAATTACAAGCCCAACTAGACAATCCAAAATTAGATTCTGATACAAAATTGATAATTCAAGATGGTTTAAACAAAGTAAAAACTGAAGTAGAATCCTTGATCAAAAAATCGGTTAAAAATATTTCTATTCTATCAAACAATCAGTTTAAAGAAATTATAAGCATAGAAAAAAAACAAGCAGAAATTAAAGCTAAAGCCGAAAAGATAAAATTCGATGATAATTTAGAAGATGATTTGAAAAATGAAATTATATCTAATTTAAAAACTGAATTTGACGATACTGAACAAAGAAGAATAGACTTATTACAACGTGGAGCATCAGCAGAAATAGGACGACTGGCTCCTGAAGAACAAATCAGACTTAAAGACTTAGCACAACGTAAATTAGTAAAAGAGTTAAATCCAGACGGAACTAAAAAAATCACGTTAAATGATGAACAAATTAGCAAGGAAGCATTTGCTATTTATAAGGAAGAAAATGTTGTAAATGAAAAAAATAATCCTAATTTTGTAAGTGATGAGCAACAAACCAAAATATCTAACTCCGGCACACCAAAAGAACTCGGAAGCGGCAATGAAATATATAGCCGAGAGCAAGAAGCGCTCAATAGATTGGGAGAAAGAACTAGAGAGAATGAAGAGAAACTCCAAAGACCCCTCACCCGATTTGAAATAGAAGATCTTCAAAAAGAAGAGGCCTTAAAGTTCGCTAAAGAAAAAGACTTATGGGTTAAAGATTTTTACTCTCTTGGGACTCCAACAAATATCGGGGGAAACGAAAATACAATTGTTTACAATCAAGAAGAACAAACGTTATACAAATCAAATAATTTATCGAACCATCAAAATACTCTTTCATCTTTCTTTGAAGGACTAGAGGGTCATAATGCCATATTCCCAGAAACACAATATGAGTTAGTTGGATTTACTGGAATTGATAAAGGAGAAGGTAAAATCCCATACATTGAGCCTATTTTAAAGCAAGATTTTGTTTTAAACGTAGAACAAGCTACCCAAGAAGACATTGATAACCACATGGTTTCAATAGGTTTTGAAAAAGTAAACGACCATACATTTAAAAACGAGCAATACACCGTATCTGATTTAAGGCCAAGGAATGTTTTAAAAGATGCGGACGGAACTATTTACGTTATTGACGACATTGTTAAAAAGAATAAGCCTGATGAAGCAGCACAGAGCCAAAATACTCCTACTGATGGAAACGTTCAGCCTGGAACTACAATCATGGACGAAAGTGGAGATTCAAAGCAAAAAAATACTAAAGAAAGTAATGTACAATCCTCCATTGAAAGCAGAAGCGTTCAAACAAAAACTATAACTTCTTCAAAAGTAAAAAACCCTAAAACAGGCGAATCTACTACATTTGATGTTGATATAGAAAATGGAATTGTAATAGGCATTCGTAATTCAAAAACCGGTAAGCCTATTGTAGAATTTGTTGAAGCCACTTATAAAAGCAAAGACAAAAAAACCGGTAAAATTGTTACCAAAACAAAACTTCGAAAAAATGGAAACTGGGCTTCGATTGAATCAGAAGCGCTTGGTTTAGAAACTGAAAATGAATTAACCAAAAGGAATAAAGAAATATTAACTAACTTTACTCCTAGTAATGAATATGAAGCGGCATTACATGCGTTAGCTACAGGATCCAAGGTTTCTGTTGATTCGCTGGCATCAGAAGCCGGAAACACAGATAGCAAATGGGCCACAAATCAATCAGCTAAAGAAACATTACCATCGGTAGAAAAACTTTCTGAACAAATTTGGCAAGGTTCTGAAATAGAATTAGACCAACAAGAGATTAGAAACCAATTGATCGATATTATTAATTCATTTGGAAGTGTTAAAGAAGTTCAGCAGGCTATAATTAATATCGGAAGTGAAAACACTATAAAATTACAAGAAGAGGAAGCGCGCGCGTTTTTAGGTTCATTAACAGATAAAGAATTTGCGCAATATGAAGCGATAAAAGCGGAAGAGGATTACCTGTCTGAATTAACCGATGAAGAAGCAGACAATTATTATAATCAAAAAAGAAACGAGTATGAACAAGGAGAACAAGCGACAAGTTCCAGAGAAACTAACGAGAGAGGAGAGACTTTTGTTGATATCAATGAAGAGAAACAAGGAGAAGCAGGAGCAACAAAAGAATCAGAACAAAGACGACAAGAAAGAGTAGTCGATAAAAAAGCTCTTGACGAGACTATAGATTGGCTAACTAAACTAGATCAAGACCTAAAATCTTTTGGAGACGAAACTTTAGGAATGAACCTTCCTATTGTCGTTGCTCGAGGGGCTGTTAAAGCCATGAAAATTGCGGCACAAACCGCAAGAACAGCTCAGGAAATAATCGAAGCCGGATTAGATTATGTAAAACAGTCTGACTGGTATAAAAACCTTTCTAATAAAGAACAGCAAGATCTTGATACCAACTTTAAAGACTACATTAATAAGCCGTTCCAAGGAGAGGAAGCTAAAAAGTCTCGATTTAAAATTGAAGAAGATATTCAGGCTCGTTTAAACAAAGGGGAGTCTGAAATCGATGTTTTAAACTCTATTTCTGATAGACGTGAAAAAATGATTGCTCAAGATTACATTGAGAGACAAAAAAACCGAAGCGTTCCGGAAGTAAGAAAAAAAATAGCTGATTCTTTTCAAAAAGCAGACAAGGCATTAGAAGACAAGAAAACTACAGCAGAAAAAATAGACAAAGGGTTTAGAAACTTCATATCTAATTTCTTTGATAGACAATTTGTTCCAAAATTCATTTTAAATAAATCCGGAGGAAGATTAGTTCGTAATTATTTAATTGCTTCTAAAGGAGCTACCGGGTATGCAAAACAAATGTATGATTCTGCACATGCAAAAATTTACAAAGGCCTTACTTCTGCAGAAATTAAAACTTTAGATAAAATTATTCAGCTAAGACGTTTTATTGCTATTGATACAAATAGAGCAAAAAATAACATGCCGGACGTGGTACATCCTGATTTTATTAATAAACAAGATGCTGAAATTGAATTGACTGAATTAGAAAAAGAACTTGGATTAGATAAGTTTAAGGACTTGACTAAGCGCGCTGATAATTATTTTGGCGAGTTTAAAGGGCTTCTTTCTGAAATGGAAAAATCGGGATTGATTTCAAAAGAAAGTTTGGATATGTTCTTTGAAATAGATTATCAGCCACGTATGTTTTTAGAGTTTCTTACTAAAAACGAAACAGATTTTGTTCCTGAAACATCTAGTAATGCAAGCCTATCAGCAGATCAAATTAAAAAATTAGAAGAAGGTTTAAATAGTTCTTTAATTTACGATTCTCAATACTTGCTTTCTCGTTCAATGAATATAAGAGCCAAGTCAATCGCTATGAATAACACTAACAAAAAATTAGTTGAGTTCATGGAGAAACAAGCCGAGGTAGTTAAAAAATTAAAAGAAAAGAATGACCAGACTAAACAAGAAAAGAACACAATAAAATACTTTGAAGAACTTTCCAAAAGGGTTAAAATAAATCCTATTATTGGATTTACAGACACTGGAAATCCAAAATATAAATACGACTTGCCGAAAGGATTTAAAAATGCCAATTACTATATAAATGGAGTAAAGCATTCTATAATGGTGGAAGAGGTTTTTCACGAGCAGTATTTCGACTCTACTAAAGGTTTTTTAAACGGAAATGCAAAAGAAATTGTAGCTATGGCATCGGGTACCGCTGTGGTAAAAGCGTTGGCTACCGGGAATAACCCAACTTTCTTTATCACCAATACACCTCGTGATTTATTGTTTATTGCAACGTTTTCAGAAGAGTATGGCATGTCTGTACCTGTAAACATTGCTAAAGTTATAAAAGACGCTTATTTTGGAATTAGAGATATTTCAAAAGTAAGTGACAACTTCAAAAACTTTATTTCTTATGGAGGTATGATGGATTTCTTGACAGATCAAGGAAAATTAAAACATACCGGGGTTCAAAAATTACTTGATAAAATAGACAATAAAAAAAGAGAAGGTATAAGTTCTGTTTTAAATGCAATTACCCTTAATAAAGTTCAGATGTATTCTGAGATTGGGTTCAGAATGGCTGTATTCAACCGTTCAGTTAAGAACCAATTAAAAGAACTTGGATTTGATAAAATTGAAGATGTTGCAGACAAAAGCCAGGTTGACGATATTTATACAAATGCCGTTGCCTCGGCTCGTGGATTAATGGACTTTAACCAAGGAGGTAAAATAACAAAAGATGCTGATGCTTTTGTTCCGTATTTGAATGCTGCAACACAAGGTACTCGTGTAATGTTTGATAATTTTAGAGAACGACCATTTGAAACTACTTTTAGAGTAGCGCAAACAGCAGGAGTTCTGTCTGGAGCCACTATTGGAATAAGTATATCCATGTTTGCGGCTTTCAATGATGATGATGAAATGACCCCTACAGAAAAATACTTGTATGCAAAAAAAGGAGTAAGTAGATACGATCAAACTAATTACTTTATAATCTTTACGGGTAAAAAAACAGAAAAAGGTGAATTTGAATATATTAGAATAGCTAAACCACAACAAATAACACCTTTCTTTTCAATGACAGACGGGATAATTACGTCATTTATTAAAAAGAAAATAGGTGATGAAAGTTCTACGGACGCAATCGATAATGTAATGTTTGCGCTTGAAAAGAATATTTCTCCGGTTGATTTTAGTATTACAGGAAATTTAGCTAGAAACCCATTATTAAAATCTGCTTTAACCTACTCTACTGGGTATGATTTTTATAGAGAGCAAGATCTAAGCGCATTACGTGGGAAAGTTCCAGTTGCCGCTGAAGGGTTTGAAAGTAAACAAGTTGAAGATTTTTATAAAAAAATTGGGGAAGAAACCGGCATGTCTCCTGCTAGATTTAAGGCTGGGTTAGAGTCTTACATTACAACACCGAGCACATCGCCTTATGTTGGTTTTTTATATGGAGGATTAGACGCAATGGCTTCTGATAAAGAAGGAAAAGAAGTTATTGGTAAGCTAGGTAAGGATTTGTTGAAATCAACGCTTAATCGTGTTAAAAAAGAAACTACTGATTTTAATAGAAGATTAGAAAGCAATAAGGATTTAAAAAAGAAAATAGAACAGGCCGAGATTGAGAATTTAAAAACAAAATCTTTATTTAAGAAGTACGCAGAAGCGTATACAAACAAAGAAATGACTATATCTCAAATATCTAAAGAGCTGGAAGACGTTGCTAAAGAAAGTCCGTTTGAAGCAAAAAGATTAAAGAAAATGATTAGAGATAAAATCAATAACGAAGGGGTTTCTTCTTATGTTTTTGAAATTAAATATGCTAAAACCGCCGAAACAAAAGCGTTAATGTTAGTTGATTTGTTTGGAAGTGATTTGAAAGATATTTCGAAACTAAGCCCAGAAGAGAAAAAATTAGTTTTTCAAATGAAAAGAATGAAAGCCATTAATAGAGAAACATTGTTTGAATATAACAAGCTAGTATCAGAATAAAAAAAGCCGCTACAAAATAGCGGCTTTTTATTGTAGTTGTAATTATAAATTGTTGCCCCCAACAAATTTACAACCTACTTATTTAAGATCCCAAATCTTACTTACAAATGTAGTGAATTAGGAAATTAACACAAAGGATTTTTTAGGTTAATTTAACCATTTTTCTTTTCAGAAACGTCTTTTCTGATTTCTTGCGCAATGTTTTTAATGTCTTGCGCATTTTTTCTTAAACGTGTCCCAGCTGATTTATTTCCTTTCAGATAAAAACCAATTCCGTTTGTTTTAGCTTCGGCTACTAAAGCCTCTAATTGTTCTACTAAATTCATAATGTAAAAATATTTAATTATTCCCTACTCTATTAGCTTTTCGGGTACCGCTTTAATTATTAATTCTTCCCCAGTTAGTGAGAAATATAGATTTTGAAGTTGGTGAACGTATTGTGGAGAATTATATAAATCAATAGTGCTAATCCAAAATTGCCACTTATCATTAATCCACTTTGCTATTGTATATTTTCCTTTTTTATAGCAAATTAAATTACCGGCATTTTCAGTTGTTTTATAAAACCCAAACTTCAACAACCATTCTTCTGTTAATGGGATTGGTTTTAGTGATAATGAATCGATAGGAACCCATTCAATAATAAAATGCCCTTTTTTTGATTCGTGTTGTACTTTTATTTTATTCTTTTTAATAGTAACTACTTCTCTTGTTCCGAAGCATTCAACTAAATTTCTAATTCTTAATTCTTGTGCTCTCACAGTCCTAATTGTTTAATTGCTGATTCGGTTAATATTAAATATTTAGATTTATGATACATTACTAAATCTTCAATGGTTTGATGAATTCCATTTTTGTAGCCCAGTCCAATTACTATATCTCCTGCTCCTACATGTCTTTCTCCAATAGGTCTAAACCCCTCAAACAAAACCTTTTCCTTAGCTTTTTGGTATTTGAAGCAAATTTCATCTTGAGAATCATTAGGCGCTATCCCTACCTTCCATAAATCATAATATTCAGGTTCATTCAAAACCCTACCATCTTCATCTACTGGAACAAACATTCCTAGTTCAAGTGGTTGTTTTAAGAATTTGGCATAATTTGACACATTGGAAATGAATTCTTTTTCATATCCCTTAATGTTTAACGTTAGTTTTTCAGCCAACACGAAGTCGGTCATTTTAATTAGTTTCATAATTAGTTTGTTTTATCTGTTAAATTATAATTGATTGGCAAATTATTTTGTGCGTTGTAAACTTTTTGCAATTGCTTTCTCATTTTTTCACTTCCGGTTCCGTTACAACCCCCACAAGTACCTCCAAAATAAATTCCAATTCCTTCGCAATAATTACAAGCATCTTTTAGTTTTCCATTGCCATTGGAAATTCCTTTTTTTCTTCCTACAATTCCCATATCTTATTTGTTTTTAAATTGTTGAATAATTTCTTCAATATATTTTTCAGGATCCCCCTCTTTTATACCGTTTTGATTGTTATTAAATAAAACATCTCCTAATTCCCAAAGCATTTGTCTTACTTCTTCTTTACTATACATCTGTTCTTGTTGCCATTTAGCACCTACTATAAAAGCATCTCTAACTAATTTTGGAGAACATATTAAATTTGTTGTTATAGGCTGATAAAAATTTTTAGCAGCTTCTTCAAGTGTTTCTTCTGTTTTCATATCTTATTTGTTTTTATTTTTTAATACCAATTCTAACCCATCGAAACTAATTAACCATCTAACTAAAAACAATGGTAATATTTCTACCCATTTTCCCATATCTTATTTGTTTTTAAACGTTTCGTTGTAGTATTGTTTTGAACTTCTTGGTATTCCACTTAAGCCCGCATTACAAGCATCAATAATCTGTTGCTTTTCAATTTCTTTAGCTTGTTTAAATAATTTAATATCTTCTTTGTCTAATATTGTAGTTGAAGATATTTCATTTAATAACCATTCTACTGCTGTCATATCTTATTTGTTTTTAAATTGTTCAATTAGATGATTTACAAACCAATCACGTTTTCTTACCCATTCACTATAACCAACACCAACAACATCATCTCTCATTTCTTTTGTACTAACATAACGTGACATATCTTCTAACATTCCACGAACATCATCCTCACTATACTTATTCTTGTCTTGTTCTTGTTGCCATTTAGCACCAAAACTTATAAAGTATTCAGCTTTTTTTATTTCTGAAATATTAGAAAAGAAATAATCTTCTAATTCTTGTTTAATAGCTTCTTCAAGTGTTTCTTGTTTATGTTCTTCTTTTGGACAAATACATTTTTTTGATAATGATTTACTACAAGATTCTATCTGTTTACATTGTGGATTATTTAGTAACCAATCTTCTTTTGGAATTTTTGATATTATGGTATACTCCCAACCCTGCGTTGGGTCTAAAAAGTTTTTCGGTTCATAAACAACCTCAACCTCCTCACAACTCGGATTCTTGACAAACCATTCTAAAAACTCATCATCAATAGCTTGTACACCATCTTTGATTAAGTCTTGGTCTGTTGTTAGGATTATTTCAGGACATATTTTGGAATCTAAAAAAACAGAAACTTGATGAATAAAACCATTCATATTTGGTCTATTATCAATAATCCATCTTAATTTTTCTTCTTTAATTTCTTCTGAATTAGTGATGTAGATGTGTAAAGCAACCCAACCTCCTACTGAAGCATAAGGATGTGACCATTCTGAAAAGCGTAATTTTTTGTTTCTGTCAAATGCAAGATAACTCGCCTTTTTACCATCTGTTGGTAATACGTGTATGTTTTTCATGATTTATTTTTTTCTAAAAATTCATAAATTTGGTTAAATAGCCACCCAGTTAAATAGGCTTCGTGTTCATCGTTTTCCCTATCTAGCTTCATAGAACAATCTAAATATATCGCGTTCTTTATATGAACTATTTCGTGTGCTATATTGCTTAAGTGATTTTTGTCAGTAAAAGACACGATATAATTTCTAAATCCAGCTTCTTTATCTAGAGTTATAGCGCCGTAATTAGATAAGTCTTTTTTTATTTTATATTTTTTCTGAATATAAGAGAAGTCGTCATCCAATATGATAGTTAACTTACAGTCATAAATAGGAACTTCAATTGTCTCTTTACGCATTAGCTTTTTGATTTAAGAGAATGTTTAGAACATCCGTTAATTGGGCGACAGCTTCTTCGCAAGTATCGAATCCAGCTATTTCTGTTTCTTCGTTATAAATAACTCCGCTTCCATCCTGATAGAATTTAATGCTGCAAAGTTTATTTTCAGGATTGGCATCGTCGATTTCTTTTAAAAGGTCTAGTATTTGTTTCATTGGTTTTTAGGTTTTAAATATTGATCTACTTTCCCAAAATTTTTTGTTGCCGATTTTGCTACTTTTCCAAGTTTTTTAAAAGAATTGGATAAATTATTAGTTGCTTTTGAAACCTTATTTTTAAGAGTTCTCTCAAAATCTAGATTATAATTACATCTATTTCTATATGAAATTTCAACTTCTCCACTTTCTAATTCAGCAATAAAATCTTCAATTTCTTTTTCATCTTTAAAATCACAACCTCCTAATACCAAATTATGAGCACCTCTAATATTCTGTTTAAAATCAACAATCGTATAAATCACTTCGCTTTTTTGATCATTATACGCTTCAGTAAAAGAAATATAAGCGCCTGTTTCAACTTGTCTATGAAGTAAATCTGCATCTTGACGTCTATTCAATTTTCTTGTGCATATAGCAAAATTTTTACTTACTGCTTTTACTTTCATTGGTAATTTTTCACCAATAAAATAAACTAACATTTCCTTAGACAGCTCAATACCTCCTTCAAAATGAGGATAATTTTTATTTTTCATAGTAATTTGATTTTATATGTAAAACATCGTGTTGTTAAACATTGTGAATAAATGAAATCGGTCCAGTGAATAACAACCCCATAAAAAGGTTCGTTAAACCACTCCCAAAATTCGTCTTCTGTATTGAACCTATCATTTTTAGCAAACATTTCATTGTGCTTTTTGTCTAACAGATTCATTTTTCCATTCAATCCAAGGTAAATTTCCCTTGTGTCAGGTCTTAATTCTACCGCTTGATTCCATTTACAAAATCCTTTTTTAAATTCAGAGTAATTCTTTGTTCTTACTCCAGTAGCAAAATTTATCTTTTTACCTTTTTGCCATCTTTTATCCTTGTCAACTCTAATGGTGTGTATTTTACTTCCATTAAGTATTTTTTCTACAAATTGTGTTTTAAATCCTAGTATCATAGTAATTTTGTTTTATGTTTTTAAAAAAGTGATAATTGTTTTTGTTCTTCCTGAACTGGCTCCCATAGGTTAGGGAACATTTCTAAATACCTATTCATGTAGTCAAAAGATTGACCACCAAGTATCGTAATATCTATGAATTTTTGCTTTAATCTGATTAATGGTACTTTCTCTCCGTCAACCAGATTAGCATAAATTATATTGCTTTCTCTGCTGTAGAAATAGCAGTTTTCAATGCGAGGGATCATTACTTTAATTGTAATAAGAGAGTATATGTCCTATCACATCAATTGTCCACCCATTTCCGAGCATCTTGTAACGTTGTGAATCTGAAACGTGAGCAGTATATCCATCATCAACCGTCTGTAAACGTTCGCACTCTGTCGGTGTTAGTCGTCGGATATTTCCAGAAACAGAAACTACATTTTGACCACTTCCATCCTCTCTAGATCTTGCTGGAATAGTTGCTCCTTTACCGATTACAACTTCTCTAAAACCTTTTCCGTCGTTATGCGTTCGCAAAGTGCCGCTTTTTATTTCAACAGCCGGGCTTCTTGTGTCAGTATTTAGGCAAGGAGATATTCCTTCAATATCATAAACTCTATTATGTTGATATGGTTGAACTCCTTCTGATTCTTTTGATGGATTTATTTGCATTACCAAATTGTCTTTTTGAACACTAGTTAAGTAATTCGTTTTACCATCATTTCTTGGTTCAAGTTGTTGCTCGGTTTCTAATCCAGCAACACGGCTTTTTGGATTTTCAGGATTTCGTCCACGCATTGCAACACATTGAATTTCTACTGCATTTGTATTACCCGTATCTAAACAATAGGTTTTTCCATCAGTTCGGGACAATGGGCCGGTACCGCCTTTACCAGTTTTTGAACTTCTTGGCATTGTGTTATGGACCACTAAATCCATTTGAGAATGTAAGCCCCCACTATTTCCACCAGCAGTAAAACAACGTGCTTTTCTGTTGGTTTCAATATAATTTGAATCTAAATTATTTCTTGAAGCACCGAAAGAAGTTAGTGGGTAAGTTTTTAATTCATCTTGGATTTTTCTAACTTTATTTCCTGTTTTTTCAGAGTGTCTATTTAACCAATCCAACATTTTATCACTCAAAAAATACTTTTCGTCAACTTCGCCTTCCAAAATATCTTTAAGTAAAATTCCTTTGTCTTTTGGTTGTGGAATTTTGCAAACCAAATCTCCAAAAAATCCATCAGGTTCAGTATAAATATTAGTCCAATACAAACGATTTCTATTTTGAGCTGAAACTAAAGCAGAATTGATACGAATTGGTTTTATACCTATTGCCCTAGTTAAAATATTTTCCCATTTCTCACCCATGATTACATTTTCGAGTAAGAACTTTATATTTGGGTTTATTTCCTTTAGTTCATGTAAAATTCTCATGTATTCCCAAAACAAATAAGACTGTCCCTCAAATTCAAAGTTTTGGTTTTTCAATTCTAAGTAATGATCGAGTGTTAAAATCTCGATGTTATCTTTTGTGCTCATTCCTTTGCGTTTTCCAGCGAATGAAAATGATTGACAAGGACTCCCCCCACTAGAATATCAATAAATCCTAAATCTGAACCTTTTACGTTTCTAACGTCACCCAATTGAATAGTTTTATGAAAATTTGCCATGGTAACTTGTATTGCATATTTGTCAATTTCGCTGGCATAGTATTTTGTAGGTTTCAAACCTATTCGGTTCAAGGCTATTTGTAAGCAGCTCATTCCATCGAATAATGAGCATACGGTTAGTTCTTTTATATTTATCATAATTAGCTTTTGTTTTTATAAATCACCGGAATCTTAAATTCTCTAGCTATAGCTATTTCTTCTGCCACTCCTTTGGATATAAAATCACCATATACTCGAAGTTCAGAAACGATTCCTGATTTTAAATACGCTGTGTTATTACTAATTCCTTTGTTTCTATGTTCTGGTATAGAATCGTCTAATGCTAAAATGTCAGCTAAATAAGGGACGAACGGAGTTGTATTTTTTTCTTCAAGATTGATTTTCTTTACGATTTGAAGAATTTTTTCAACGTTAGTATTTAAGTCATTCGAAACCGGGTGCGCTATGTAAACGATTTTATTTGATTTCAACATATTAAACTTTACCATAGATTCATTTACTTTACTTTTAAAAGACTTGTCCGAATCATATAGGTTTTCAACCATCTTTATAGCGTACATAACCGTAGAGTGATCTTTATTAAAAAAATCACCGATTTTAGATAGCGTAATACCTTGAATTTTTTTATAGGAAATATACATCGCTGCCTGTCTAGCTTCAACTATATTTCGTTTCCTGGTTTTTTCAAATAGTTTCTGATGATCAACTTGAAAAACCAACGCGATAATTTTTGTTATTTCAAACATGTATTTGATTTTTTAAGTTCCACTTCTATTTCAATTTCTTTTAAAATTAAATTGTCGAAGTACTCTTTTAATACAATTTTCTTGGTCTTGACAATAATTTTATTAGAATTACCTTGTAGTATTTTTTCAATATCTCTTTCGATGTTTTTTCTTTGGATAAAATTTGAGTTTGATTTTTGAACTTCAAGTTCTTTTTCAAGTTCAATTTTAGCCTGTTCGCTTTTATCGGAATAGTATTTTTCAAATTTAGGATTTACAGCACCTAAAATTAAGCCTCTAGAAAGGAGTTCGTCAAAAATATGAACGCAGGGTTCTGAAAGTGTTTTTAATTGCTTATACTCGTTAAAAACACGTTTAATCCCATTGATTAGTATTTCTTCTTTTTGTGATTCTGTAATAGCTGAAATTTTTAAATTATTCTCATTTTTAGAAATATTATAATACGTTTGGTTTTCTAACTTCCACACTCGATATTTTTTAATTACTTCTGAAAAATATTCTGTCCCAAATAATTGAAAATGATTTGATTTTGTTGGATATTCATTATATCTCTCTAATTCAAAAGCTTTATAGATTTCTTCTAACGTAATATCTTTGCATCTGGTTTTAACATAACGAAGCAGGTCGGATTTTGTAGCCATATCAATTTCGTTATTAATACCGGCCAGTGCAGAAATTTTAGTTATCATAAGGCCTACTACATTATTGAAATTGATTTCAGTTTCTCTGGCACGTATTTTTTTAAATCCGTAACATGATTTTAAAAATTCCGTATTTATGACTTCTGTTGATTTTGCAATTTCATTCAATGTCGTCCCAGCCAGATGCATTAGATCTGACTGTATCTGCGCTTTGTCTACCGAGTAATGGTTGTTGTCGTGTTCCATTTTGTAAATTTTTATTTTGTAAATTATCTAGCCACTTTGCTTCAAACCCTTTCCAATCTTTCGAAATACATATTTCCAATATTTCATTGATTCCTTTTTTTGAAATATTAACCTGATTTATAAATCCAATCAAAGCAGTTTCACTATTCGTTGCTTTTTTTGTTTTTCTGACTTTTAACCAATCGTCAACTAATTTTTCGGAACCACCTTTGTTTAATAATTCGTTTCGAAATGAAAATATTTCTTTTGTTTCTTTTTCTAAAAGAATATCTTCTTTACTATACTCTACTATACTATACTCTACTATAGTATGTGGGTTTACGGGTGCTTTAGTTATACTTTTACTAGGTTTACGTATCCCTAAACCTGATAAAAGGAGTAGTAAACCATCATAACTCAGGCATTTATTATTTCTCTTTTTGTAGGCATCTTGAATGTTTTTGATAAACTTATGGCTGTAAATTATTGAATTTTGCACCCATAAATCTTTATCAAATTCATCTAAGTCACATAGATCATTTATAATTTTTATAAGTGTTTCAGAAGAAATATTACATCTAGAAGACAGATACATAAGCTCAACTTTATCACTAAGATTTATGTAATGAAAGTTTGTAACAGCTAACTGTCTTAAAATCCTAACCCAAGCAGCATATCCGTCATTTCCGTAGGTTTTCTCTATGTAAAACATAGCTTTCCCTTCTTTACATAAAAAAGGAAAATAATCAACATTGTTTCTTTCAGGTCTGGCCATTTCTAGTTATTTTATGAGTTTCACGATGACATTGAACTTTATTAATTTCTTGAATTACCCCAATCCATTCTTTGTTTAAGACGAATGATTTTTTATCTTCTGCCATATTTTTAGTTTAATGTTATTATTGAAATATGTGCTTTTTATGCTTAATAAAACACAAAAAACACATATTATTAAGTAAAAAAATAGTTGTTTTAAAAAGGCATATCGTCCTCTTCTTCATTGGTAATAGCAACTGAAGTATTACTTGGTAATTGAGGATTTAATCCAAACGGGCTATCTTTTGGAGCTTGAGGGTATTCTTGTGGATTGGTTTGGGTTGGTGTGTTATTTACACTTTCATTGTTTGGAACTGTAATTTTCCAACAAATAATTGTGTTGAAATACTTTTCTTCTCCTTGTGGAGAAACCCATAACCTTCCTTTTAAATTTAAGCTACAAATTACCTCTTGTCCTTCTGTAAACGAGTCAATAATATCAACACGGTCTTGATGAAGTTCTAATAAAATAGTTTGAGGATATTGATCGATAGTTTCGATTACAAATTCTCTTTTACAAAATGATGCCGAAACTTGTTGAGTTGGTTTAATTAGTTTGATTATTCCATTTATTGTCATGATTTTAATTTTTGATAAAAGTTCCGTTTTCTGTTTTACCTTTTCTATTCTTAATTTCATTCCACGCAATGTTTGCGCACTCTATAAAATCTAAATTAAGAATTTCGCTTATTTCATTTAATCCTGCTAAACAAAATTGATATCCTTTTTCTTCTTTACGAGTACGAACCCAATAAGAAGAGTTTATAATTCCGTTTAAATGAAAATCAACTTCTCTTTTATGCGATTTTATGGTTTTATGAACATTCAAATCATCGTCATATTCAAAAGATAATTGTTTTGCATAAATAACCAGCACTACAAAAATATCTCCAATAGCATCTTTTTGAAGTTCAATATTCCCTTTTAAAATAGCACTTGCTAATTCCCCACACTCTTCAACTAATTTTAAATATTGTTTTGGAGCGCATTCTAATAAATGAATATTTCTTTCTTTAGCCCATTCGATAATAAGCGGTTGTAATTCTTTAAGTGTTTTCATTTTTTTAATTATTTTTATTAATTAATTCAACCTCTTGTAACTCTCTTTCTAAAAGCCATTTTTTAGCCATCCCAGAACGTCTTTTTAAGTGTTCAATATCTGAATCTTCCAAAGTAACATCAAAGCGTTTTACTCTCATGTGTTTTGGAATATCAAATCTCCAAATTGGTGTTACTAAATCAAATCCTGGATAATCATACTTAAATTTTGTAATATCAAATATGTGATTACGTTCTAGTTGAGAAGCTGCTTCAATCCATCTATCTTCTGTTTCTTCCGGCATACCCATACTAAACCAAAGCGATTTCTTTTCAGCTTCAATACGGTGAGAAGGAGAGTTTACTAAACAATAGCATAACTCGCCCGTTCTTGAAATATCATGACCAGATTCAATCGCCATCCATGTATAGTCTTTAATTTGCCAAGAGTATAGCGAAGTTAATTCTGCTTTTTGAAATGTATCAAATTCATAGTTAGACTTTGTATCTCTAATTTTTTCAAAAATATTATCTGGGCAACCTTGTGAGAATTCATTTTCTAAATACTCTTCGTTTTTCCAATAAAGCACACCATCTACTTCAGAAAGTAATTCCAAAGAATCCTCTTCGACTATATTTCCTTTTTCAAGGTATTTGTTATAAATTAACTTTCTTCTTCCCCAAAACACATGATTAAAAATCTCTTCTAATTTAGTTATGGCTCCAGTAGGTAATTCATCCTCACCCTTCTTCTTGCGGTTTAGTTTGTCGACGGATGATTGCTTTGTATCGGTCCACTTTGTAGCGCGTCCATTAGAATTTTTACCTGATTGTTTTTCCTCAAGCAGTTCTTGTAGCGCTAATTCATCTTCTTTTGTGAATTTTTCAGGAAGGTTTGTCATTAAATGACCAATTTGTGAAGCTCTAGGCTTAAAGTTTTCAAATAGTGATTTCATATTTTAATTTTTAATTAATTAATTTTTTCAAAGCATTTTTATAGGCCATGCTAGCTTTTAATTCGCATTTGAATCGCCCTAGCGTTATTTTCTTATTATTAATTCTTATACACGAAAGCCATTTATTTCTTGATTTATCCCAACAAACCCCTGTATATATAGATGTTTTGTTCTTTTTATCTTTAGAGTTATTTTCTCTATTTGTAATTAATTGTAAATTTTGAAGTTTATTATCTTCTTTTATGTTGTTTATATGATCAACAACAATTCTATTTGTTTTATTTGGTTTGTGGTTTAAAAAAGTCATCGCAACTAATAAATGGACGCTTATTCTTTTTGGATTAAAGTGAATTTTTTTATTATGAAGCGTTACCATAAAATAATTATTTAAGTTTTTAAATTGTTTTAATATTAAAACTTTTTTAAATTTTAAACTCTTAACATTGCCTAAACTACTTACTTGATACAATCCTTCATAACCAGGAATCTCTTTCCAAATTTCTTTTTTGATTTCATTCATAATAATTAATATAAATATTTTAATTCTCTTGCTTGTTTTGAGTTTTCATGAATCCAAACGTGTCCAGTTCTACTAACGGCTAACCAAGTAGTTGTATCTAAAAAGTATTTAGCTCTGTCTTTACCAGAATACTTGTGATGTACATCTGTTGTTTGCTGCTTTGTTATAGGACAAACTTGATTCTCTGGTCTTGAAAGAAATTCTATTCTAAGTTTTGAATAGGTTTTATTTAGTTCAGCTTGTTTCTTACTAACCTTCGGAATGATGTATTTTTTAGCAGAATTATGTGTTTGCGGCTTGTACTTTTTCTCACATGTCCATGAACAATATTTTTTTAAACTATTGTATTGGATAAAGTTTAAGCCGCATTCACATTTTTTTTCTTTAGGCTTTCGCATTTCCGTTTAGTTGACGTTTTTTATCGTCACACAATACAATGAGATCAAGGTTATCCATTGGGATATGACTCTCAATACTTTTAATTTGATCTATTGTTTTAGCTAGTTCAATATACCTAGTAATATAAGGCTCGAACGTAACTTCATTTTCTACAGAAATTTTTTGTTTACAAGAAACCAAGTCTTTTATCGTATTGCAGGATTTTATATGATTCAAAACTCTTTCGTTTTCTTTATCATTTCCAATCTTTTCAGGGTTTATACTTGATTTTATTTCTACATGAGGAATATCTTCAATATCACCATCAGAAATATTCAAGCCTGATACTTGATTGTAAAGCCAAACTTTTGCTTTTCTATCCGCTTTACCTATTAAAGAATCAAAAGTTGTGTACGCGTCAGATTTTACAGGGAAATCGATATTTTCTTCTCTTTTTTCTCCGTTAAGTTCCCATTTAATATTTGCTTTTACATTAGCTGTTTTTTTATCAGCTGATTGATTTACTTCAGGAAACATAATAGCATACTTTAATCTGGGAACTAAATTTTTAAGCAAATATGTTCCTCCTTCCTTTGTTATGTAGGGATTGCCCGCAATTACGTTCCACATGTTACCAGTCGGAAGTAAACCGATTAATGACATTTCAATAAAACAATCTTTTACTACTTCCAACGGGTAGCCTGGTCCTTTTTCATATTTACCGGTATTTTGATTTTTTACTAGATCACGGTCTGTTTTGAACCCTAGCTTACTTCCTTGAAGAGACATAATTGGAGACATAATTTCAGGGGTGAGATTTTCTCTTAAAAACCCAATTGCATTAGCAACTACTAATGAATTTTCAATGCTATTTACGTTTGAGGCAAGTACTAACTTTACTTTCTCCGACATTTCTTTAAATGCAACTTCTTGTTTTCGCGTGGTGCTTAATTCTGTAGACATAATTCTATGTTTTTAATGATTTGTATTTCTTGATTTTCGGCTTCCAAAATCATTCTAGAAGCATCCATAATCCCATCTTCACAAGTTTCCCAGTACTGTTTTTTTTGCCTATTAATAATTAAGACACTTTCAGATTTTGAGTTATAAATGGCTGATTTCAATTTTTTATAACCGTTTTCCTTTAGGAAATTGGTATTGCGCTTGTTTTTTTTAATTGTGCAAAATTTATTTTCCATCGATATAATTTGTTAGTGATTGTTGGGTGATAATCCATTCTTTACCAGGCTTGTTTGCTTTGATAAGTTTTTTCTTTATGTAACGAAGAATGGTCGTTTCATCTTTATTTAAGATTTTGGCCGCGTCTCTAATTGTAAGAGTTTGCATTTCAGATACATTTTCTTTTTTAGAAAGCATTTCTTCGAGCTTATTTGTGACATTATTTGAAACACCATTAATAAGTTCTTGGAGGTCGTCTGGATGAAGTCTAGGTAAAGACATTCTTTTCGATTTTTGTTGGAACGTTATAGTTTGCTTTAAGATATTTTAAAAGAGAATCATAATCTACCCAATTACTTCTAAAATCTTCTTCAATACTATCCCAAGTTTCTTCAAAATCCACTTCTTGTATATTAGCAGATACAATTTCGGTATTAACAACTTCAATTTCTTCTGTTTGCGGTTCTGAAATAATTGTTTCTTTAAAATCAGTCTCAGCTAGATCATTAGTAATAATTTCAGCCTCATTTACTTCAATTTCTTTTGAATAGTCAGATATTTCATTCTTTTCTAATGGTTCCTTGATCGCGTCTTGTTTTTGTTCTTTAAAACGTTGTTTTTCAATTTCCAATTCCTTACTTGAAATTTCTAAATCGGCTTCCTTTTCTTCTAGCTTTTCTTTTTCTAATCTCTGTTTTTCAACATCATTTAGTAAGGTAGATTTAGCTTCAAGCATTCTGGCTAGACTAGCTCTTTTTTTGTCGTATTCTTCTTTGAATTCCTCGCATTCTAGTTGTTTTTCAGAATTAAATTTTTTGGTAGTGCTTTCAATATCAGAAAAACTCATGTCGGAAATAACATCTATCCAGCCTGTATGGTAGTTATCGATAGATTGTTTAATAATCCCCTTGCGTTCAGATTCTTTTTTTTCTGTTTCTATTCGGAGATTTTCAAGCCGAATATTTTCTTTCTCTTGGAGAAGATTTATTTTATCATTAAGTTGGAAATTTAACAGTTCCATTTTTGCCTCAAAAACATCAGAGAAGTCTTCAAAACTTTCAGAAGAAAATTCTTCGTCATTAATTGAAAAAATTAATTCAAAAGGCAGGTTTTCAAAAACAAGATTTTCAATTAGTTTTTTATTATGATTAAAAAACAAATCAATATTATCTCTATGTTTTTGCTTTCTTTCTTCTTCAAGCCTTAGTTTTTCTTGACATTCTTGTTTTTTTTTGTCTTCCCAGTTCTTTACCTCTTCTTGTTGTTTGTCTTCATAAGGGGCAACACTTGATTTAAACCCTCCGTAAATTGTCTTAATTGGCTCTGTTATTTTTGCCTTAACAGCATTAAGCAAAGTTTTTTCTTCCTTTTCCAAATCGGTTCGGCATGTTCTTAATGCGGTTCTAGATTTTTTACCTTCTTCGTAGGTTTTGTTATCGATAATTTTAACAAATGGGTTTTCTTTTAAAACCGTTTTAATTAAAATTTCTTTCCCTTTAATTTCTTCAAGTGTGTTCACATTGAAGTTTTCTATTTTATTTATTTGCTCTTTAGCCATTCTGTAATTTTTGATTTGTTAAAATTGTTTGGAGCGTATTTCTTTCCATCACATTCAAACAAAAAAGGGATTGCCTTTAATGTTTTGAAGTGGTCTGCTGATTTGTTAACCGCATCTTGTGCGGACTTTTCAATTATGGTAAGTATGTCGAAGTCTTTTTCGATTTCTGTTCTGGTAGCATATCTATACCACACCGTAATTTTATAGGATTTGGTTATTTCAGAATCCATTTAGCCAATGATTTCGATTTCATCACTCAGCAAGATATTTTTAAACCTCATTCTCTCTTTTTCAATAAGTTTGTTAATTTGATCGAGAGAGAACAATACATTGAATCCGTTTTCTGCTTTATAAACCGTTAGTTTTGGGCGATAATCATTATAAAACTTAGTTCGGCTGCAATTAAACATTTCCAGAGCTTTTTTTTCTGTAACTACTTTTATCTTCTTCTTTTCCATGTTATTTATGATTTAATTACGAAAACATGAGCCTCGTTAAAATTTACCCACCAAAACTTTATGATTTTAAATGAATTGTCTTTTAAAATTTGGCGATAATCTGAATGAACATCTGTTTGATCAATAAAGTCTTCAAATGAAATATAATCTCCTTTTCTCGGCATAAATTTTCCTTCCCATTTCAGACTAAATGATAAATCCAAGTCTGTAACTATGTTGAAATAAATATCTTCCATTATATTAATTGTTTTTGCTTTAACACAGAGTGAATAAATTGCCTCCCTTTTTCAGTCCATACAGTACGAATACTTGTTTTAATCGTTCCGTCAGTTCCTTTATAAGGATAGGTTTCTGTTTGTGTATATCCTTGATTTTGATATTTAGCATATAACAACCATTGGTCGTTTTGCTTATACTGAACTTTCATTTCTTGAAGTTTTCTATTCAGGCATATTGCTGACATTCCTAGCTCTTTGGCAATCTGATTAATATTTATTTCAGAATTACTTTGAAGAACCTCTTCGTAATACTGCACTTTTGGTACTGCTTTTTGAATTTCGCCTTCAAGTAATTGCTTTTCATAGGCTAGTCGATTCTTTGCTTCTCGTTCCTCTTTCAAGGCTTCAAGTGTTTTGATGGCAAAGTCTGGGCTGGTGAGCATTTCTTCGATAGTTTGCTGATTAGCATACATACCATGTTTGCGAATGCTAGGAAGCACCTCGCCTGTTACCCATTTCTTGAAAGATTTGGCTTCGGGTTTGTTGCTGCCTAAAATTGAAGAATATAGACCGCTTTCAGTTATTAGAGTAATTTTTTGGCTTCCTCCAAGGGTATGCAAAATTTGCATATCCTTTTCGTCTTCATCTAAACGCCTAGTCATTGTTTGGGTGCTTTGATATCCTAAAATTTCAGCAATTTCTTTAGCCACAAACATTGGCTCGTTATTTTCGGCAATCACTACTCTTACTTTGTGGTTGCCAAACTGGAATATTTTGTTTTGCATAGGCTTAATTTTTTGAAAATAAATAGTACAAAGTGTACAAAGTGTACAGCTTTTTTGTATATTTGAGTTAGTAATAAAAACCACTTCGAAACGGTCGTCAAACAAGAACGAAGTGGTTTAGAAAAGAAAGCTAGGTTAGTCTATCTGATGGTTAAAAAAATACCATTAGATATGGAACCATATTTTTTTAATCGCTAGTGCGCACAGTGTGGCATTGGCCTTGATGACGATAAACTAACCGCTTTCTATTTAATTAAAATAAACGTACTACGTGCCGATGTTAGATTTCTATTGCTTCACGGTAATGAGATGTTTTCTAACGAAATACAGAGCAGTGCTTGTATTTCTTAAATGAAGCACGAGGACGTTTATATTTTAAATAAACATTTTGTATGCCAATGCTAAGTCGCTACTATTTCAAGACAGGGAGATGTTTTTAGCGAGGCGTAGAGCAGTGCTTACGCTTCCTTGATGAGGCATACAGATGTTTATAATTTTTGTTTTAGTTTTTTAGTAACATGTATTTTTTTAACGCCCATTGTGGCGTTATCCAGAATGTCAAAGAACAAATATTGTTAAACAAAAAACATCAAATTTTACGTTTTGATTTTTTTTGTTTATGTTATTCAAGTACAAATATAATAGAGATATTTCAATTTAACCAAATAATTATGAGAGAAATTTCAATAATAAAGAAAAATATTTTACAATATCTTGATTACAAAGGCGTTACGAAATATGAATTTTACCAAAAAACAGGAGTGTCTAATGGTATTTTGTCTCAAAGTAATGGAATTAGTGAAGATAACATATTGAAATTTCTCTCGTATTATTCTGAAATCAATGTTGAGTGGCTTTTGACCGGAAAAGGAAGTATGTTAAAAGGTGATGAAGTTGAAAAAGCAGAAGAAGATATACATCTTATTCCTTTATATGGAGGGGAAATGACAGCTTCTCTTACAGACAACACAATGGATTCAATTAGTCAACCAATAGAAATGATTAATGCTGGGGATTGGTTTAAAGATGGTGATTGCGCTATGCGAGTGTACGGAGATAGCATGTCTCCAAATTACACTTCTGGAAGTGTTGTTGTAATGAAAGAGGTGCGAAACAAGGCTTTGATTTTGCCAGGTGAGGATTACATGGTAGAAACAAGCGAATACAGGGTATTAAAACGCTTGCAGAAAAGCGAAGTTAAAGGGTGTGTTTTGGCTTGTAGTACAAATGAAGAAGTTTGGGAAAGAGGATCTATGAAAGGCAAGGCAATTTATGAACCGTTTGATATTTTTATCGATGATATAACTAGGTTATATCTAATATTGGGAACTGTAAGACGCAATCATAATTAAGGTTCAAACAAAAAAAGCGGTAAGATTAATTCTTACCGCTTTTTAGTTCCTCGATCTCTTTACGTAATGATATTACTAATTCCTCTAATTTAGCTACTTTGGATGGGAGCATTAAGAATTCTTTGATTGAGATTAATTCTTCTGGGTTTTCGAGACCAAAAATATTTTTTTGGTTTGTAACGGATGGCCCGACCTTGAGTGGAACCCCTTGCCCTCGTTTCAAATACAAATAACTTACTTCTGGATATGCCTGCATTATCCTATTCATCATATCGCCAGATATTCCGTGAACATTTTTTAATACATTGTAAATAGTTGTATTTGAGTTATATTTTAAATTTTTTCTAAATTCTGGTATTTTAACCCCGAGTGCCGTCATTACATTTTTAAGAATTTCTTTATCAGATAGTTTTTCCATTTTTATTACTTTTTCCGAGTGCAAGTTAATAATTTAATGCTTAGCGGCATTTTATTTTGTTTGGCTATCCCAATGTTTTTTTAATACTATTGCGCTCTCAATATTTGTTTGCTTGTTATACGCGTACATTTGGTCTTTAGATTTCCATCCAGCCACACTCATAATCACAGCATCATCAACTTTACCAAATAAATTGGTGCAAAATGAACGTCTACAAATGTGAGAAGTAACAAGCTCCCATTTCTTGTAAGTGTCGACAACCTTTCTTTTGATTTTTGTTTTTGGATCAATCTTTACAACCCCGCCAATCATTTTTTCATCTATATCACATAGCCTAGCGATAATTTTAATTTTATCGTTGAATTTTTGCTCTATAATTTTACTAGGCAAACTTCCGTTTCTTTTTTTAAGTATAGATGCTACTTGCGGGTGTATTGGAATGGTAACATTTGTTTTTGTCTTTAAGGTTTTTATGTTTATAAAACCATTTTCAATATTAGATACATCTAATCGAGTAAGAAAGTCAGAAACCCTTAGCCCAGTCCATAAACCAATTATAAGATTATCACGCACGTTATCCATTAAATTATCGTGCGAAAAATCAAATTTAAAAATCTTGTTAATCTCATCTTCATTAAGATATGGTTGCTTGTACTCAACTTCCGCCTCTTTAACGAATATTCTTTCCTTGTAGTTTTTGTTTATGGGCAAGTTGTCACTTTCAGCACGTTGGCAGAAAAACTTAATACGCCCTATTTTGCGCTTAGTTGTTTCTTCGGCATATTTTTTAACTTCAGAAAGGTAAATAGAGAACTTATCTAATAAATCACCATTTAGATCAGCTAACTTTATCTTGTTTTTCGCTTCAAATTCCTTAAAGTTATCAATGGCTTGTTGATAATGACCTATTGTTCTGTCATCCATGTATTTATTTGCTGAAACTTTAAATGTTGGCGCTTTGTTATCAATCCAATTTTGAGCGTAATCAGTATAATAGATTTTTGTATGGTCAATAGTTCCCAAACTATTGAGCTCAGGCCTATTAAAAAAGTCACTAATTACTTTATCAAGCCAAATCTTATTAATTATTTCTCCAGAGGCATAGGCTTGATTATAAGCGTCAATTATATGAATTGGAAGTTTGACTGTCTTTTCATTAGTTTCGTTCCGATTAGGCACGTCTATTACATTCCTAATTTGTTGTTTTGTAATGTGCCAAAATTCAGGGTTGATAAGTAATCCTGTTTTTGTTTCAATGTCAAAAATATTCTTGTCTCTAAATCGAATATAAATTGGACTAGGATTAGTTTTTGATTTAACCCTAAAATTGATTGTAGCCATAAAATTAGTTTTTAGTTTTCCCCACTATTTCCCTGTTAATATGCGCACAAATGCACTTTAAACACATATTTAACGATACAAAAATACACATTTTTCCGTAATAAATGATTTTTATATGATTTTTTAATACAATAGAGTGTGACCGCTTATTCCAGTCGAGGTCACGAATAAAAACAAAACAATCCAAAAATAATCAAGTTTACTTGAAATTGTTTTTGGATTTTTTGTTTTTTCAAAGCGGAGCTTTA